GCCCAACGCCGTTGACGGCACAGATATCACCGACGATCAGGCGTCCGCGCTACTTGCGGATGCCGTCGCCGCAGAGGCAGAGCCCGCTGACCTTGACGGGTACCAGAAGCTCGTCGAGAAACTCCGCGGCGAGAACAGGTCGCTGAAGTCGGACCGCACGCCGCAGGACGAAAAGGACGCGCGCACGATCGCAGCACTCAAGCGTGACCTCAAGGCTGCAGAGCCGAAGGTTACCGAGTACGACCGCCTCACGGAGGCGTCCAAGACCGCAGAGGAACGCGCCCAAGGGCTCGCTACTGCTGCGGAAGCGCGGGCGAGCAAGTTGCTCAGCCGCGCAGTCAGTGCAGAGGTCAAAGCGCTCGCGTCTCAGGGTTTCGCTGACCCTTCCGACGCCGCCGCGTTCCTTGACCTTGGCAAGTACGCCAACGCCGAAGGCGACGTCGATACCGACGCGATCGCCACGGATCTCACAGACCTACTCACGCGCAAGCCGCACTTGGGCAAGCAGGCCACTCCGGGCATGAGGCCCAACCCCGCTCAGGGCCATTCGGCGTCCGCGCCGCTCGGTCTCGGCTGAGCAGATCGCCGCGTCTGAGAAGGCGGGCGACACGA